TGAAGCGACCACGGAGTTTTGCGCTCTGTCTGTCCGCAACAAACACACCCTCTCTACGGTATGATTTTCGTATGCTGATGGGGTCCTCAATCCATACGGGGGCGTCTCCTTCTGAGAAGAGAGCCGCATCCTCGTAGAACATCGAGCCCGGATCCTCGATTACCTGGTAATCATCCGGGTCTAAGACCTCATAGGCCCGACCATATAGATAGAATGCAGGTCTAAGACAGGTTACTTGGTATTCCTGTCCCCTGGCACGACCAAGTCGTACTAGGTCCTGACCTAAATTCTGGTCGGTCGAAATCAGTAGTATCTTACCCCCGTGTGGGGGTTCAGGTACATGTCCATCGCTATCAGGGGCTGGTATACCCCTGATGAACGACTCCTTGACCACGGAATCTGATTCCACGAACATGTGAAGTCGTCCACGTATGGCTTCGGGGAGGTCCTCCCTATTCACTAAGTGAGTGAGGAGGTCCTCTGGCAGGCTGTCTTGGAGACAGCCTGATTCCTTCAGCCATTCGGCGAAAACGCTGTCCTGCGACACAGGTCGCTCTCTACCGAACTCCCAAGCTAAGCTTAGGTGATCAACTAGAGGTGCGAGGTCAGACCTCACAAGGAACTCGGCGTGGTTTTCAAATCGGAAACCTGGACATTTCCAGTGCGCCAAGAAGCGTGATGGTGAGGTGTATGCAGGCCCAGGGCCTCCAACATCAAACCGCGCCTTCTCTATCCCCTCAAAGGGGTTAGTTGGAAGGCTACTCACATCGGCGCCTTTGAGAATCTCGCGGTAGTACATCTCCTTGACCATCCTTAGGATGGTCTGCTCAGGGTTCTCTAAGAGTCCCCTGACTTGGAGGGTCCGGAGAGACGAGTTTGACTCGTCTATCGGAACTACTATCTTCTCAGGTAGGTATTCCCTGAGTTTTCTCAAAATTGGAAGTCTCGCACTATACCTGTGCGATACCTGATTGAGGGTGTCAGATCTTACATATCTAAAACCTTCCCGTCCCCGGTACAGGCTTGAAATCCTGTACTGGGTCTCCACTGGTTCTCGAGACTTGGTCTCGACGACCTTTGTGAAGAAAGCAGCATCTTCTATGAATGCCCCATCCCCACCTATCTCAACCGGGACAAAAGGACACATAGTGTCCCTGTCCTGGTTCAGGTTGATGTGTTGGATGAGTACTGCACGATCGTACAAGTCTTTGAGACTTGTGTGCGTGGACGCGACCCATCGGGCCTCCTTACCAAGTAGGGAGAATTTTCCGATATTCACGTCACTGAAACCTTGGGTTTCAGCAGTAACTGGCAGAAGAAGCCGGATCCTTGGAGTGTCAAGGTAGTTCATCTTAGATGAGCCACGCTTGTACTGTATTACTGGTAGATTAGGCGTAGTCCATGGGACTATCGCCATCTCCTCGCAGTAAAACATATACCTCTCAGAGATGTATGTGTCCTCCTGGGAAATCCGGCCTCCTGTTCTATGGACTAAGTCCAGATACAGGAGGAGCTGAGGTCGATCCCCGAAGGCGATGAAATCGTCACCCACGATGCTGTAGACTTTGAGTCCAGCAGCCCGTGCGCAGACGTCCTGACCATAGGTCAGTATCACCTTCGTTAGATAATCTCCCATGAATATACCCCTTTCCGTGAGGACTAAGTCCTCTACACGGAATGACTTGACTTCCAAGTCACCAGGATCACCCTTCAGCAGAATCCTAGA